TGTTATTCGATCCTCCTCTTAGCTCTTCCGTAATCGAATCTATGAACCGAATTATTTCAGAGCTTGAGTGGAGAATTCAAGTTGCTACTGATTCGGTAGATTCTAATTAGGAGGTGATCCAAAAAATGAGCAATACATTAATACATTACGGCGTTCTTGGTATGAAGTGGGGTATTCGAAGAACTCCAGAACAGTTAGCGAGAGCTAGAGGACGGTCTACGACCGATAAGTTGCATGAAGACTACAAGAGGGCCCACACACCAAAGAGTATTAAATCTATGAGTGACGCCGAGCTTCGTAATCGACTAAATCGTCTTCAAATGGAACGGCAGTATTCAGAGTTATCTCCTAGCGGTATACGTAAAGGAAGTGAGTATGTTCAGAAAATAATTAAGACTGGTACTACAGTTGCGGCTGTTACTACCACTACTCTCACTATTTACAATAACGCAAATAAAATTAAAAAGATTATGGAAGGTAAAATCTGATAAGGAGAGTCTAATATGGCATTATCAAACACCGCCGTTCCAAAGTATTACGGCATGTTTAGAGATGCCGTAATTCGAGGAGAAATTCCAGTATGCAAAGAAGTTTCAATGGAGATGAACCGTATAGACGATCTTATAGCAAATCCTGGAGTATATTATGATGACCAGGCAGTTGAAGGATGGATTCGATTTTGTGAAAATGAAATGACATTAACAGACGGTTCAGATCTTAAGTTGCTTGATAGTTTTAAACTATGGGGCGAACAAGTATTTGGTTGGTATTATTTTGTAGAGAGAAGTGTATATGAACCAAATCCAGATGGACACGGAGGTCGTTACGTTAAAAAGACGATAAAGAAAAGATTGATTAATAAACAATATCTTATCGTCGGAAGAGGCGCTGCTAAATCTTTATACGGCTCTTGTATGCAATCATATTTTCTCAATGTCGATACAACTACTACTCATCAGATTACGACAGCTCCAACTATGAAACTTGCCGAAGAGATAATGTCTCCTATACGAACAGCTATTACGCGGTCTAGAGGACCGCTTTTTAAATTTCTGACTGAAGGTTCTTTACAAAACACAACCGGTTCAAAAGCCAATCGTGTAAAATTGACTCCTACAAAGAAAGGAATTGAGAATTTTTTAACTGGTTCGTTGATTGAGATTCGTCCGATGTCTATTAACAAACTCCAAGGACTTAGATGTAAAATTGCAACAGTAGACGAATGGCTTTCCGGAGATATACGAGAAGATGTTATCGGTGCAATTGAGCAAGGTGCTTCTAAAGTTGACGATTATTTAATCATTGCGACTAGTTCAGAAGGTACGGTTCGTAATGGTAGCGGAGACACAATCAAAATGGAGTTGATGAACATTCTCAAAGGAGACTACATCAATCCACATGTTTCCATTTGGTGGTATAAACTCGATTCGATCGATGAAGTCTCTGATCCACGAATGTGGGTCAAGGCTAATCCCAATCTTGGAAAGACCGTCAGCTATGAAACTTACCAATTGGATGTTGAAAGAGCTGAAAAGGCTCCGGCTGCTAGAAATGATATTCTTGCCAAACGTTTTGGTCTTCCTATGGAGGGATATACTTACTTCTTTACTTATGAGGAGACATTGCCTCATAGAAAGAGAGATTATTGGCAAATGCCATGCGCTCTAGGAGCAGATCTTTCTCAAGGAGACGATTTCTGTTCGTTTACATTTTTATTTCCATTATCAAATGGTTGCTTTGGTGTAAAAACTCGAAACTACATAACTTCTACCACATTAATGAAACTCCCTTCCGCTATGCGGGTTAAGTATGAACAGTTTATGGCGGAGGGTAGTTTGATTGTATTAGAAGGAACTGTTCTGGATATGATGGATGTTTATGACGATCTTGATAATCATATTGTAGAACGTGGTTATGACGTCCGCTGTTTCGGGTATGACCCGTATAATGCAAAAGAATTTGTCGAGAGATGGAAATCTGAAAACGGTCCGTTTGGTGTCGAAAAGGTTATACAGGGTGTAAAAACAGAATCCGTTCCTCTAGGAGAGTTAAAGAAACTTTCTGAGGAGCGGATGCTTTTATTTGATGAGGAACTTATGTCTTTTGCTATGGGTAACTGTATCACACTTGAAGACACTAACGGAAATCGTAAATTGTTTAAAAGACGATACGAGCATAAGATCGACGCTGTGGCTGCTATGATGGACGCTTATATCGCTTATAAAGCTAATAAAGATGCTTTTGAGTAAAAAAAAAGGGGGGTGGTTAGTATATGGATAATGAAATGATTCATTACGGCGTTCTAGGAATGAAATGGGGCGTTCGAAGAACTCCGGCTCAACTTGGCCACCTGACTAAAAAAGATAACAAATGGATTAAGAAAAATGCCGCAAAAATTACGGAGGAGGCCCGTAAGAAATCTTCGAAAGAATTAATGGAATATGCCAACGAGTTAATGAAAGACCCAAATGCTTTTAATAAATCCGGTAAACTCAGTGCGGCTACCATTAATTCTTATAACAAAAAAATGGCTTCTCTAATGAACGAACAAGTTTCCAACTTAACAACACCATCTGGCAAAGTTGTGCGATTTGTAGCCAAACGAGGAGAAGTTGGAGTTTTCATGGCTCTCGCTGACCAAGGTTATAACATGAACCAACTTAAGAACGGTATTTATGACTCCGGTAAAGTCGCATACCGAAGTACTGTTGTTGATAAAGTCGAAGCGAGGAGGTGATAATTCAAAATGGAGGTGACTTTTGTTTCCAGACTAAAACATGCTTGGAATGCGTTTCTCAACAAAGACCCCTCGAGTTTCTATAGAGATATTGGGATTAGTCATTCTTATAGACCAGATAGACCGAGACTTACGCGTGGAAATGAGCGCTCTATAGTAACTTCAGTGTATAATCGTATCGCTTTGGATGCAGCAGCTATCAACGTCCAGCATGTTCGATTAGATGAAAATAATCGTTTCCTATCGGTCATCGAATCGGGATTGAACGGCTGCCTCACCGTCGAAGCCAACCTTGACCAGACTGGTCGAGCTTTTTTACAAGATGTAGTCATGTCAATGCTTGATGAAGGATGTGTGGCTATTGTTCCAGTCGACACAACCTTTAATCCCGAAATTACTGGTTCTTATGATATTCTCTCAATGCGAACTGGTAAAATTTTGGATTGGTATCCAAATCACGTTAGGGTTCGAGTATATAACGAGAAAACCGGCCTTAAAGAAGACATAGAACTTCCTAAAAAAACCGTTGCTATTGTTGAAAATCCTTTATATGCAGTTATTAATGAACCCAATTCGACTATGCAAAGACTTGTTCGAAAACTTAATTTATTAGATGTGGTCGACGAACAAAGTAGTTCTGGTAAATTGGATTTAATTATTCAACTACCATATGTGATTAAAACAGAGGCAAGGCGTCAACAAGCCGAAAATCGGCGTAAAGATATAGAAAATCAATTGGCAGGTTCTAAATATGGCATCGCCTATACAGATGGTACCGAGCGTATTACCCAGTTGAATCGTTCAGTCGAAAACAATCTAATGAAACAGATTGAATATCTAACGAGTATGCTATACAGCCAGTTAGGAATCACTCAGAGTATATTAGATGGAACTGCTGACGATAAAACAATGCTCAATTATTACAACCGAACAATTGAACCTATTCTTTCGGCTATTGTTGATGAAATGAAGCGAAAGTTTCTAACCAAAACCGCTCGGTCACAATTGCAGTCGATTTCATTCTTCAGAGATCCGTTCAAGCTTGTTCCAGTTAACGAAATTTCTGAAATTGCTGACAAGTTTACTCGAAACGAG